TCTGTTGGGGATGTTTGTGCGTCTGGTTCAACGACTGGTGCTCCGCCATCTTGGACTTCACCGCCAGGCGTGGAACCCTTTAACTTCTTTTGAGGTTCTGAAGCAGCAGCACCTTTCTTTGGTGCATCGTGTGCGGCTTCTTCTAGTTCCGCCAGAACTTCTGCTTCAAGTTCCTCAATGGTTTGATCTAATTCGGACATGGAGTTTCTCCTTTTTGTAATTATATTATTTATAAGTTATAACATTTTGAGGAATTTGGCGAACTCTAGTGCCTCTTGGTTCACCTTCCTTTGACGTTTCTTAACATCAAATTCCTTTTTTAGCCCTGCGACATGCGCTTCTATCAAAGACCCATGATTCCAGACCCATTCCTTACCCTCCATTATACCTTCTACGAAAGCATTAGGTGCAGATGGGTCTGCTACAATGTCAGCAGCTGTTGCGAGGTAAAAATCATCTCTCACATAATTGGCACCATTTTTTTGTACTAGACTCCCCATTCCTCTTGAGGAAACTCCGAGTTTGGCACCCTCGTCCATTAGATTTTTTACGATTTCTCCCATTGGTGTGGACATAATTTTTGCCTCACCAATAAAATTTTTACCATCTGGTTTTAGTGATGTTATCATATGTGAAACTCTTTCGAGGTTCACGGTGGGCCCTTCTGGATGACCCAGTTCACCAAACGCACGTTTCTCGTTGACGAACTTTTTATTGTATTTTGCAACTTCTCTTTCAAGAACTTCCATAGGATAAACACGGCCATTTCGGTTCTTTACGTCTGCTTGCATAAAGATACCTTTGATTTTATAGTTCTTGTCGCCGTTTTCTTTTTGTTCGCAGATATACTCTACTTCTTCTACGGCTTCAGAAAATAATTTTACCGTTTCCATGTCTATCCCCTATGATGTAAAGTTCTCATCTTTTCGTAATTCTATTATTACAAACCCTGATGCTCCACGAAAACTTGCTTCAAGATCACCAGAGGTCGCACCTGTATTTGTTGCGTTATTGGTAATCGGCCCTGCTGTTCCATCATAATGTCCAGTTCCAGCAAGATTGATCGCAAGTGTGTCAGATGATGCGCCCTTAAATTCTATAAACATAAAGTTTTTATCGTCATCATTAACACCATTGTTGATACCCCACCAAAGTCTTAGAATGTCCAGTTTTGCACCGTTGGCATGACCGTCAAGACCAGACGCATCTAGAATGGTATTATTAGAACTAGTTTCGTCATCAAACGTTACTAGTACAGTTACTTTGCCACCAGCTTTAGGAGCGTTAACCACTGTGTCTTTTAATGTTCTCGTTGCGACTGCCATTCTCTAACTCCTTAAATCGAAAGCATCTCTTTTTCAAAATACGACATTAATTCGTTTTCTCTTACTCTGAACTGTTTTGCCGCATCTTTTATTGTTTTTTCAAAACTATTTAGGAAATCTGAAGGTTTAGAGTCCATTTTACCAAAAATAAAATCAACTGCATTTTTCATCCTTGGAGATAACCTTTTATACTCCTTAGACTTACGATGTTCATCTCTCTCTACAACTGTAGATTCATAGACTTCCTCAATCCTCTTCACTTGTCCCCACCCCTGTTGTGTTCACAAAAGTGTTTGCGAGTTCAATACGTCTTAGCTCCAACGCATCACCGACTTTTTGTGCGATTGAATTTTTAAATTCATCTTCAGCATCCAGATTGTTTCCGTCTGCGATTGCATCAATCATTTCTCTACTCATCTAATTTTCTCCTTTTTCTGGTTTTTCATAATCTGGCATTGCATCTGGTGGTATTAAACCACCAGCACCATCTTGTGGATAACGTGTGATACCATCTCCACCATCTGGCATTTCAAGTCCACCATCCATTGGATCAGTATTAAGTTCTTTAGCAATCTGATCACGCATATCTTGTATTTCTGAATCGTTCATTCGTAACACATTTTTAAGAACATATTCTTTACTGAAAAATGTACCGATATACGATTGAATTGAGTCAAGAGTATTAATTCTATCGTTCAATAACTCTGCTTCTTTCAGCTCTGCAAAATGACCATCCTGTAAGAAGTCATACTGAATTTGCTCTTTCATCATATCCCAATCTTCAGATGCAATGACACCTTTTAACAAAAGTTGAGTTTTCAACATATCAGTGAAGAGATGTACAAACTTCTTTCTAAGTTTCTGTATAAACTTTGTAAACTTTAGTTCGTCTCTTGTAATCTCTGTGCTTCTACCAAGACTGAAGTTATTCTCAGCCTCTAGTCTAGAAATAGGAACGTTGAGTGACCGATAAAGTTTTCTTTGAAAGTAAACAATATCATCAATCTCACCAAGATTAGAACCTCCTGGCAGTGTTGTAATCTCTGTTCCTCTACCACCTTCTCTTCGTGGGAGCCAGAAGTCCTCCAACATACTCATGTGGTTTCTGTCATCTCGTATTTCACCAGTTGATGCATCATACACTAACTTGTTACGATAACGGTTCATCACATCTTTGAGATATTGCTCTGCTTTTATCTTCGGTAGGTTACCGACATCAATGTAAAAAATTCTGCGTTCTGGTGCTCTTGATATACGATAGATAACGAGTGCGTCTTCAATCATTCTTAACTGATTAACAGGCTTGATTGCTTTGTGTAAATAAGATAAAACCTTTCCACCGTTTTGATCAATAACCCCAGAGGGACAATATGTAATCGCATCTTTAGCAATCCTAATACCTTGACTTGTACCACCATAACCAGCGTGTGCTAAACCCTTAGCATTGTAGACATAATATTCAGTAACTTTTTTAGGAATTTCTACTCCAGTTGCTGAGTCTTTTTCTTTTTCAACTTCTCTTACTTTTTTGATTTTAGTTGGATCAATATATTTTAAATCTATGATACCAAGTTTTGGATTTTTCTTATCTATAACTTTGTGGTAAAAAATTCTTCCGTCAACATACCATCGTCTAAAGATATCAGAGCCTTTTTCCTCAAACTCTAATAAACTTAAAACTTTATCAAACTCTTTTCTTATCGCTCTTTTAATTCTATCTGGATATGGTAATCTATCAAGACTTACCGTTACTGATTGAGATACTTCGTCAAATGAAATTGCTTCATTAACTATATCTTCAATCGCACTGTCACACTCTGGTTGTTGTGCTATGTCCCTGTATCTACGAATGAGATCAAGTTCTGTTCTTTCTCTTCCATTTGTATCAAGAATAGATGAGAAAAACCCACCGCCTGCAACATCAATTGTTCCGTCATCAGAGTCAGGAGCGACAAATTGATCGCCGCTCCCTTTGCTCTTTGAACGAGTAATAGTATATCCGAAAAGTTCAGCCATAATGTCTCCCTACTCTACTATTTAGTAGGTTTATAATGTCAATTAACCAGCAACAGCAGCAATGCCAGGCGTTACTTCTGATGTCTCAAAATGCTGATATCTCCATGTACACTCAAATTCCTCAATTGCATTTGTAGTTTCAGTTGAAAGATCAATAGTGCTTATTTCAAGTGGCCAAGCATTTCTGAAAATATATACCTTCAAAACATTATCGTCTCTATCAAGTTGTGAAACTTTCAAGTCAGCTTGATAATCTGCTGATACGACAACTCCTGTCCCTGTTACGAGATCATTGATACCGTTTTGCCATCTTTCCAAAGCATTTCTAATTGCGAAGTTTGTATCGTTCATGAAAGTGGTTGTCCAAGCATCTGGAAACTCTCTATCTCCAGCGATATAAACTTTCCTTCCCCTAAACGGTAACTCAATTTCTCCTATTGCCATACTTGGTAAGTTAGATGCTTTACAAAGAAACGCCGCATTTTCAGTCGGCAATCCAATAGCAATCCCCGGCGGGGAATTTATTTCAACTTTGAATTGGTTTGGTCTTGCGCCTCCACCAATCAACTGTGCTCTAAATTGGTCAATAGTTCCTACCATTGTTCCTTACTCCCCTTTATATCTGTCCAATAATTTCACTAAACTCTACACCAGTTCTCACTGCAACAAAGTTAAGAGTAATGAAATTTATTGATCTTGCTGGTTTGATAAAGATGTCTGCGACAAATTCATTTCTATCTATTATCTCCCCTGTGTTATTTGTGCTATCACAAACGACTTGGAAATCTGTAAGTCCTCTCCTACCTTGAACATCTCTCAAGAAAGGTTCAACCAAGTTACGGAACTGGGCTCTTGTAAACTCATCGTTGAACTCAAAGAGTTGGAACTTAGCCGCAGTTGCAATTGCTTTTTCAAGAACCAAGAACAACCTTCTGACGTTAATTCTATCAAACGCACTTGGTCTTGTGAGAGCAGTTTTGTCACCAAAGAGAACAACTCCTTGGCCTGGAAAATCAACGACAGGATTAATTCTTGCTCTGTAGAGAATATCTCTATCTGCTTGTTGTGGGTTGTATGCGAGTTTAATCGCACCACG